GAGGCGGAAAAGTTGTACAAATCTGGCATGGCTCTTGTTGATATTGCAAAGAAACTCGGCAAGCCAGAGGGAACCGTCCGAAGATGGAAGTCAACCCAGAAATGGGATGAAAACGGTAAAAAAAAACAAGGCGAGCGTTCGCAAAAGAAAAGTGGATCAGAAAAAGCGAGCGTTCGTAAACGAGGCGGACAGCCCGGAAACCAGAATTGCAAGGGAAAGCAGAACGCTAAAGGGCATGGAGCCCCGAAGGGAACACAGAACGCCCTGAAGCATGGAGGGTATTCCGCTGTCTATTGGGATACGCTTGACGATGAAGAAAAAGAGCTCATTGAGACAATGCCGCAGGACGAGGAAGAGATACTGATAAACCAGATCATGCTGTTTACAGTTCGGGAGCGCAGGATCATGAAAGCAATCAATAAGTACCGCGAAGCAAAGGGCGGTGTTTACGTGTACGGCGTGACAAAGTTTGAGGAAAAGAGGATGTTCAAAGACGATGCGGAAAGAGAACTTTACGACAACCGGGTTCAGGAGAAGGTCGAGAAAGGCGATCGGCTGCCCGGAGAGCATTACAGTCTGCAGACAATGACCTCTTCCTCGGCAGATCTGGTTGCGCGTCTGGAGAAGGAACTCACCTCTGTTCAAAGTCAAAAGACAAAAGCTGTAGATGCTCTTGCAAAACTCAGATTTGAGAAGGAGAAGATTGCAGGAGAGTCGAAGGGCAACGAACTGGTGCGTACTTGGGCGGAGAGCGTCATAAAAGCAAGGAGGGAAAAGGATGGACAATAATATGGATTGGCTGTCGGATTTCCTTGATGAAAGCATACCGCTTTGGCGCGATGATCCCGTGATGTTCTTCCGGGAAGTGCTTGGATTTGAACCGGATGAATGGCAGGCGGAAGCTGCCGAAGATCTGGCGCACAATCCGAAAGTCAGCATTAAGTCCGGACAGGGCGTAGGAAAGACCGGTCTGGAGGCTGCGGTATTCCTGTGGTTTATTACCTGTTTTCCGTACCCTCGTATTGTGGCAACGGCGCCAACGAAACAGCAGCTACACGATGTACTGTGGTCTGAAATTTCAAAGTGGATGAGCCACTCTCCTTTGCTCTCCAGGCTCCTAAAATGGACAAAGACATATGTTTATATGGTCGGCAATGAAAAGCGTTGGTTTGGGGTAGCGAGGACTGCTACAAAGCCAGAGAACATGCAGGGATTCCACGAGGATAATATGCTGTTCATCGTTGACGAAGCGTCCGGCGTAGCAGATCCGATCATGGAGGCTGTCCTCGGTACCTTGTCAGGAGAGAACAATAAGCTGCTTATGTGCGGTAACCCGACCAAGACTTCCGGAACATTTTACGATAGCCATACACGGGATCGGGCCTTATATAAGTGCCATACTGTATCATCGGCAGACAGCAAGCGGACCAATAAAGAGAATATTGATTCGCTGATCAGGAAGTATGGGTGGGATTCCAATGTGGTGCGTGTGCGTGTCAGGGGAGAGTTCCCGAACCAAGAGGACGATGTGTTTATAGCTCTTTCAACAATAGAGCAATGCGGAAGCCGCTTGTTTGAACTTCCAGATGATAAGCGGTTGCCGTACATCATTTTAGGTGTTGACGTTGCGAGATTTGGAGACGATGAAACAGTCATATACAGAAACGCCAGAGGAAAGCTACAAATCGTAGCGAATAGGCGAGGGCAGGACTTGATGCGCACTGTAGGAGATATTGTCAGGCAGTACAAGAAAGTTCTCAAAGAATATCCGGATTATCGAGGAAGGATCTATGTAAATATAGACGATACCGGTCTTGGAGGCGGAGTTACCGACCGTTTGAGGGAAGTAAAGCGAGAACAGAGGCTTGGACGGCTGTATGTTATACCGATCAATGCTGCGGAGAAAATAGAAACTGACACCAAGGCGGGAAAAGACGCCGCAGAGCATTACAACAATTTGACCACGCACATGTGGGCGACGCTGAAGGATCTCATGGAGAACAAAGAAGTCGAAATTGAGGAGGATCAGGAGACATTCGCACAGCTTTCGTCCCGGAAGTATTTCCTCGCGAGCAACGGAAAGTTGGAGGTCGAAAGCAAGAAGGAAATGAAAAAGCGAGGACTGGATTCACCGGACCGCGCAGATGCACTGGCATTATCTGTATATCTTGGAAAGATCAAGAAATATACCGGAAGTGCTCCGAATCAGGAAAGTGCTGCCGGCCTTGGAAAGAGCAGCTACTGGAGAAATAAATAGGAGGTAGATATCTGTGGGCATAATGAAGAAGAAAGAAGCGTATGTCACAAAAGGAAACCGGCTGATTGAGGAAAAGAGACTGCCGGAAGCAACCGGAGTTGTTGTGGATGGACTAAATTTCTACCAGAACAAGATTATAAAGGCTTTGAATGGCCATCCCGTTGCGGACACTGCATTGGTAGTCGTAGCACTGAGAAATACGGCCGACATGCTTGAAAAACAGGAGCCGAACTGCAGAGGTTTAGTTGCCTGGCTTGATAAAACCACTACGAAACCAGAGCTGCAAGGACAGAAACGGGTAGAAAAGACGAGAAAACGTTAGAAGAAAGGAGGGGTCAGAATGGCGGAAATAGGCCGCATAGGGCAGAAGCGGTGGAATGGTGTGTTCCACGAAGAATTCCTGCGAGAACTGCAAGGGATACGCGGAGTCGAGGTGTATCGGGAAATGGCAAACAATGATGATACCATCGGCGCTATCCTGTTCGCCATCAAGATGCTGATCAGGCACACGGTGTGGAATATTGAACCTGGCGGAGATTCAGCGAAAGATCGTGAAGCTGCAGAGTTTATCGAATCTTGCATGGATGACATGCAGAGCACATGGACCGATACAATTTCGGAAATCTTATCGTTTCTTGTCTATGGATGGAGCCTGCATGAGATTGTGTACAAACGCCGGATGGGAAAAACAAGGAATCCGAGGACTAACAGCAAATATTCCGACGGGCTGATAGGCTGGCAGAAGCTTCCGATCCGTAGCCAAGATACGCTATACAAATGGGAGTACGACAAGCACGACAACCTGATTGGGATGACACAGATGCCGCCGCCGGATTATGGGTTTATCACAATTCCGATAAAAAAAGCTATGCTTTTTCGTACGGAAAGCGCGAAGGACAATCCGGAGGGGCGCAGCATACTAAGAAATGCGTATCGACCATGGTACTTTAAACGTCGAATCCAGGAGATTGAGGCAATAGGAATTGAGCGAGATCTGGCAGGTCTCCCAGTGTTTCATGTTCCGGAAGGAACGGATATTTGGGATGACACGGATTCGGAAATGATAAAAATAAATGCTGCTCTCACGAAGATGGTGAAATCGGTCCGCCGCGATGAATACGAAGGGCTTGTATTGCCGCACGGATTTGAATTTGAACTGGTCAGCACGGGCGGCGCCAGACAGTTTGACACAAACGCGATTATCAACAGGTATGATACGAAGATAGCTATGACGGTTTTGGCGGACTTCCTCATGCTTGGACACAATAAGGTTGGAAGTTTTGCGCTTAGCTCCGATAAAACGGAGCTTTTTTCTGTTGCGATATCCTCTTTTTTGGATGTTATCTGCGAGACGTTCAATAACCAGAGTATACCAGCCCTTATCGATATCAACGGAGATCATTTCAACGGGATCACAGATTATCCTAAGATGACTCACGGAGAGATCGAAGACGTTGATATAAAATCAGCAGGACAGTTTATCAAGGATATGACTGGAATGGGCATTATTATTCCTGATGATGGACTGGAGGACTATGTTCGCGAGATTGGACATCTTCCCGAAAGAACTACAGATAATAGACGAGAGGATCCGGCAAGGACAAAGCAGCAGAACCAGAACCAACCGCCAGATGATGAGTCGGAAGAACGAGAAGAAATAGACGATGTCCAGGATGAGAAAAACGCTGAGGCGGCTAAACGGAGGCTTGGAAGGGAGAGATAGCACATGTATATCTTCAAGAGTCCAAAACCTTTAGGGAAGGCAAAGAAAAGAAGCAAGGAAAACTTGCGTCTGCTCAACATGTTGAACCGATATATTACAGATACATCGGCCGTGCCCGTGTCTATTCTCACAAGATTTTGGGCAGACCAGGCAGCGGCAATCACATATAGGGAAATACGACAACTGATAGAGGACGATGAGATTTCCAAAGAAGATCTTGAAAATTGGTCGAAAGACTATTCTTCGTTTGTTGTTGATACCCTTGAGCCCATGTGGATTGAGGCTATAGTAGCCGGACAGCTCAGCACGGCAATTCTGGATGAAGCAAAAGAGCAAGGATTTGAATTCGATGCTACAGACGCAGGAATAAGAAACTGGATTAAGGATCGCGGAAGTGAATTTGTAACAAATGCCGTGGAAGAGCAGAAAAAGGCTATCCAACGCCTTACCATGAAAGCGGTAAGAGAAGAACTGACGCCTAATGAGCTTGCAAGAGTCATACGGCCGTGCATTGGCCTCACTGAAAGGCAGGCTCAGGCAAATTTGAAGTATTATAACCACATCAAAGAACAGATGCGAAAAGAACATCCTCGGATGAAGGAGGAGAATATCATCAGGAGAGCAAGAGATAAGGCTTTGAAGTATGCCGAAAAGCAACATCGATATCGCGCTGAAACAATTGCGCAGACAGAACTTGCAGAGGCATATAATGCCGGCGCCCATCAGGGAATTAAACAGGCTCAGGAAAAAGGCTATATAGGGCATGTAAAAAAAGTATGGGTGACAGCCAGACAGGAAAATGTGTGCAAACACTGTGAAGCCGTGGAAGGCGTCAGCAAAGAAATGGATGAATACTTTGACGTAGGAAAATGCGGAAGAGTTCTTATCCCGCCGGCGCATCCGAGATGCAGATGTGTCGTTAAGTATGTAGAGGTTAAGGAGGATCAGCGATGAAAAGCCTATATGATATTTTGGGAATCCACAAAAGCTCGGAAGCAAGAGCTATAAATGTGGATAAGTCGGATGAAAATGGTATGTCCGTGTTGAAAGGTCGGTTCAAGATACAGAAATCAGAAGATGATAAGCGTTTAGCTTTCGGGTGGGCGAGTATTTCTGTTGATGAAAATGGCGAGCAGCTTATTGATTGGCAGGAAGACATGATAGATCCGGAAGAACTTGAAAAAGCCGCCTATAATTTCGTCCGTTTGTATAGAGAGGGCGGAGAGATGCATGAACGTGGCGACTGCGCGACATTGGTTGAAAGCGTAGTTTTTACGGAGGAAAAGATGATAGCGATGGGCATTCCGGAAGGAACGCTTCCCGTTGGATGGTGGATCGGATTCCTGGTCACAGACGATGATGTGTGGGAGAAGGTTAAGGACGGAACATATTCTATGTTCTCCATTGAAGGAGAGGCCGAAAGAGTAGAGGTGGAAGAGGATGGAAATGCTGATTGATTTCGCAATCTTTATGATTGGCGGATTTTGTGGAGTCCTTCTCACATGCGTTATCATAGCGGGAAGAGATTCAGATAACGGTAATTCAGAAGGCGGTTAACCCCGCTTTTTGTTTTATAAAAAACTATGGAAGGAGGTAAGGGCATTGGCAACAAAATTAAGAAATTTGAATGTCAAAAAAGTCGATTTCGTTGACGAAGGAGCAAACCAGCAGGCAGATATTAAGTTGTTCAAAAGAAAGAACGACGGAGGAGAAGCGGCGCCATCACAGAAAGAACCCGCATTGAAACGGTTCATAGCCGCTATTGCGAAAATGGCAGGATTAAACGATGAAGAGATGGAAGAAATAGCAAAGAATGCTGATGATACCGTGAAAAAGGGCAATTCTCAGACGTTTGGAGAGAAGATGACAGAGGTAAAGCGGCAGAAAGTGGCTGACGAAATGTGGAGTATATGCTATGCGTTGCAGTCTTCCCTACAATCAATCCTGTACGATGATGATTTGGATGGCGCTACAGCACAGTCCATGATGGAAGAAAGCGTATCGGAATTTGGAGAAATCATATCCGACGCAATCAGCAGCTGGGCCTCTGGAAAGGTCAGTGGAATCAAAAAGGGCGTAGGTATCAATGATATTGAGTCCTTAAAGAAGTTCAGAGATCATCTGGACGAAAACATTGAAAAAGCAATGAACACCGAGAAAGGAGAAATTGAAGAGATGGCAAAAATCGACAAATCAAAAATGTCCCCGGAGGACAGAGCTGCTTACGAAGATATCTTGAAGAAGTATGGTATCGAGGAAGAGGAAGAACCTGTGGCGAAGTCTGCAGTGAAGCCAGGAGAAAACAAAGAAGACGAAGAAGAGGAGGATCTTGACAAGGGCTGCGGAAAACAGACAACGAAAAAATCTGTTTCCACATCCCACGAACCTGAGGAGGATA